ATATGACAGCAGGAATAATATTTTTAGCAATAGGTTTTTCATCAATGTTTTTTTGGATTTACATTGAAAAAAATACCGTAGAAGTGTGGCACGAAACTGAATACCCGAGAGATGAAAGAGGAAGAATAACTGGGAGTAAAACGTTACATTATTTTAATAGAATGAAAAATGGAAAAGTTATATATGTGAATCCTATTGGTTATTTAACTATTCTATCTTTTTTTATTGGATTTGTATTATTTTTTGGAACATTGGCGGCATTAAAACAATCTAATTTAATCTAACAAACTAATAAAGAGATATATGCCCTCAATGAAATCGCTTCTTCAAGAAGCCCAAGAGAAAATTAATCAAGCCTTAGAACTTATGGAAGAAAAGACTTCGGTTGCCTTTGATGATACTGAAAAACCGAAAATAATTGACGGATGGAAAATAAAAGAACACAAAAGTCTTGGCAAGGTTGATTTGTCTAAAATTAAATTATTTATAAGCAAGAAACAAGGAAACAAGTATATAATAGGCACGGAACTTAAAAAATTCTTGGATAATAAAAAAGTTCTAAATGCCAATATATTGGATTACCTATTAGAACATCAAGAATTAATTCCGCAGGAATGGAAAGACGGATTGGTGTTCTTCTGGGGGACCATTTACCGCGACTCTGGCGGCAACCTCTATGTCCGCTGCCTCTACTGGAACGGAGCCAAGTGGCACTGGGACTACTGCTGGCTGGACCTCAACTTTTATGCCTCTCACCCGGCGGCTCTCGCAAGTTAGAGATTAATTAATATAAACATATATGAAATATTCACTAACAAAAAACAAATCGGTTGCCTTTGATGATACTGAAAAACCGAGAATAATTGACGGATTGGAGATAAAAGAACACAAAAGTCTTGGCAAGGTTGATTTGTCTAAAATGAAGTTGTTTTTAAGTGAAGGGCAAAGAACCGGCTGGATTAAAAAGACTGAACTCAAAAAACTTTTAGCCGGTAAAAAAGCCCTTAATGCTAATGTCCTTGATTATCTGTTAGAACATCAGGAGTTAATTCCGCAGGAATGGAGAGGCAAGTGGGTGTTATTCTGGGGAACCATTTACCGCAACTCTGACGGCGACCTCTTTGTCCGCTACCTCCACTGGAACGGAGCCGAGTGGGACTGGAACTACCACTGGCTGGACGACGACTTTAATGCCGCTTACCCGGCGGCTCTCGCAAGTTAAAGATTGATTAATGTATATGTATATACCAACACTAAGAGAAATAAAAGGAGAAATAAAGTTTGCTTGGCTTAGGGCGTTTAAGGGAATTGATTATAAAATTAGAGATGGTTGGGGGTTAGAAGACTATCTTTATAAAATTGTTCCAGAATTAAAACTGTTCATAGAAAGACAACTTAAAGATAAAGCCTATATTAAAAGTAATTATCGCCGTGGACAGATTTATAGAAGAACGCTCAGAAAGATAGAAGACTTTGAGAAAATTACACAAAGAGAAGAGATGTTAAATGAAAGTCAGGCAACAAGATTATTTGAGTATATAGGCAAACATCACGGTTGGTTTTGGGATTAATTAATATAAACATATATGAAATATTCACTAACAAAAAACAAATCGGTTATCTTTGATGATACTGAAAAACCGAAAATAATTGACGGATTGGAGATAAAAGAACACAAAAGTCTTGGCAAGGTTGATTTGTCTAAAATGAAGTTGTTTTTAAGTGGAGAACAAAGAGCTGGTTATATAGATGGCAATAAACTTAAAAAACTTTTAGCCGGTAAAAAAGCCCTTAATGCTAATGTCCTTGATTACCTATTGGCCCATCCGAAACTAATTCCGCAGGAATGGGAAGGAAAAGCGGTGTTATTCTGGGGAACCATTTACCGCCACTCTGACGGCTACCTCTATGTCCGCTACCTCTACTGGGACGGGGCCAAGTGGAGCTGGGACTACTTCTGGCTGGGCAACAACTTCGTTGCCGATAGCCCGGCGGCTCTCGCAAGTTAGAGATTAATTAATATAAACATATATGAAAACACAATTAAGTTAATGATAATTTAATCAAATATGAAAAAACAAATCTTATTCGTGGCATTAGTTTGAAGTATATGAAGATTGAAAGAGTTTGGGCAATGTCAAACGCCTACACATTTAAAATAAAACCGATAGCACAGCTCTTAAAAGAAGAAGTAGACAGAAACGAGGTCTGGCTTGACCCATTTGCGGGGCTTTATTCTCCTGCACAATATAAGAATGATTTAAATGAGAGTATGAACGCCCAAGACCACGAAGATGCTTTAGATTGGTTGAAAAACAGAACTAACGCTGACGGGATATTGCTTGACCCACCATATTCAAACAGGCAGGTGTCAGAACATTATAAGAAGGCTGGTATAAAAATAACTGGATGGCACACTTCTGCTGGATGGACATCGGCGATAAAAGACGAGGCAGCAAGGGCAATAAAAACCGGCGGGAAGTGTATAAGTTTTGGCTGGAATACTACGGGTCTTGGAAAAAATAGGGGGTTTAAAATTGAGAGAATATTAATTGTCCCTCACGGCGGCAGTAAAAACGATACCCTTGTAGTGGTTGAGAGGAAGATTTAATTTATTAACATAAAATCTATGAAAAAATTACTAATGATTTTAGTCTTAGGACTAATCTTATTAAGCGGTGTTAGCGTAGCTAATGCCAAAAATCAAGTTCCGTGGCAGGTAGAACCGCCAGAGCTTGATGAGCCAATTGAAGAACCGAGCGAGCCAAGTCCTGTGGTTAGTGTCGGGAGCGGTGGATTAACTCCCGGGGCTGATCAATGTAAGAGCGACGAGTTTGTTGTTTATAGCGAATGGTCTGACTGCCAAGTAAACTTTAGGCCATATGGTTTAATGTTTAGACAGATTATAAAAACAACTAATGGTTGTAAGCCGACTGTCAGACAGGTGGTTATGGGTGTTAAGTCTTGCTTTAATCCTAGCCGCGGAGAGATGATCGATGAGTTATATGGCACCGATTGGTTAATAAATTATGGCAAATAAATATGGTTTGCCCATGGTGTGGATTGCCGCGTGGTAATAAAAATCGCGATGGTGGTTTATGTTCTAAAAATTGCGTGAAAGAATATAATAAATTCAATATCATAAAAAATGAAAGAATTGTATCCTCACCAACAGAAAATATATCTCGAGAATCCTATTAGAAAGGGCTTGTGGATGGAAATGAGAACCGGTAAAAGTCCATTGGCAATAAGATTGGCCGCAAAAAATTGCCAGTCTTGCCTAGTTATTGTACCAAAATATCTGGTTGAGCAGTGGACAGAGTATATTAAAGACTGGGATGATGTTGGTATAGAGTGGAAGGTGATTGGCAAGGAAAGATTTAGAATAGATATTTCTAAGATAGGGCAATTCGATGGCTTAATAATCGATGAGTGCCATAGGCAAGCCGCTAATTATAAGAGTGCTTTTTATAAGGCGGTCTGCGCGTATATAACTAGGTATTCGATTAAGAAGTTGTGGCTTTTATCCGGCACGCCATACAGTAATAATTCGTGGTCGGTATATTCGTTGGCCATACTTCTTGGCAAGGCGTTGAATTGGTGGGAGTGGCGCTCAAGATTTTTCTATCTGGTGAGGATGGGACAAAGGGACATTCCGGTCCAAAAAAAGGGGATAGAAAAAGACATGGCGGCAATTCTTAATGAGATAGGCTATACGGTCAAATTGGGCGACATTATGTCTTTGCCTGATGATGAGCTTATTATTGAGTATTTTGATTTGAACGCCGAACAGAAGAAGCTGATTAAAGATACCTTTGATCCCTTGCCGATTGTCCGCTTCACAAAACAGCACCAGATAGAAAGCGGCTGTTTAAAGGGCGGAGATTATGCCGAGGATATAGTTATTGATTGCGAGAAAACTAAGCGGGTATTTGAATTAGTCGAAGAAAATGATAAAATAGCTATAGTCTGTCGTTATAATCTTCAGATAGCTCAATACGAAAAAGTAATATCATCATGGGGGAGGACGGTATTTGTCATAAACGGATCTACAAAAAATAGGGCGGACATCGTCAAGGAGGTTGATTCTATTGATAAATGCGTCGTCTTAATTAATTCATCTTGTTCTGACGGCTATTCGTTGAAATCAATATCGGTTATGGTATTCGCGTCGATGTCGTTTTCTTTCGTTGATTACGCTCAGATAATGAGCCGCGTAAAAGATATGAAAAAGACGACCGGGAATACTTATATCTATTTACTGACTCGCGATAAGGATTCTGTTGACAAGGGGGTGTATGATAGCGTCAAGCGCAAAGAAGATTTTAATATAGAGATATTTAATAAAAAAATATGAAAGAAAAAGATTTTCAAGTTAACTTTGGGCATTGGATAAAAGCTAATTGGATGGATTATCCGAAGATTAAAACGGCGGCCTTCGAGCTCAAGATAACAAAGACTGATAAGTTTTACTTAAGCTCCCTGGAAAAGCATCAGCCGCAAAATTTGGAGCTAGTTAATAAATCTTTTTTCTTTTATAAGTTCCCTGATCTTGGTTTGCAGAATCCGTTTGACTGTGTGTCACTATATAAGGAGCCGGCCTATGTTGTTGTATTATTCTATAAACCGCGACAGCCGAAGAATTTTTATATCATTCCGATAGTCACCATTCAGGGTCTGATAGATGATGGCATTAAGTCGTTTGATGAGGGTAATGCCAGGAAGTTAGCCCTTATAAGCGCTAAATTGAAATAACGAGGTATAATGTACCAGCTAAGGTACTGCCTCGCTGTGGTGGCTATTGTGGCCACGCAGGATTAATTATAAACGTATGTTTGGACAAAACAAACCCGAGGAAGAACACAAAAGCCAAGAAGATGTCAATCTTAATTTTAATGGATCTGGTCCTACTCCAGAGCCTACTCCAGAGCCTACTCCAGAGCCTACTCCAGAGCCTACTCCAGAGCCTACTCCA